CCAGGCTACTATGCCGTTTGGCTGACTGATTGTGGTATTGTGTTGGATTCCAGACATTGCGTGGTGTGCTATAGTGTTGGTTGATCCTCGCCCTCCTCATGGGTAACAGAAGACTCCCTCCCCCAATGGACCCTGAAGACGCCGGAGGGTTCAGCAGCACAAACTATCTAAAAAAACACTTTCTGTTAAGGGCTGAAGTTAACCGAATCTTTGAAGAGGTAAGACTACAAATGCTTAAGGACTTTGAGATCTCGTCAAAGATTTACGATGTCTGACAACAACACTCCTTACGCTTTTATCGGGGATCTCCATGGGCGCTTAAGCGTACTAGAGGAGATATTGGAGCGCGACAAAACCAACAAGTATCACTACGTTTTTATGGGGGACATCCTCCACCACAAGCCCTTTTTCCGTCGAACAACACGGACGTCTCCCATTCGTATGTTAGCCCAAGTTTATGAGCTGGTGTCTACTGGCCGTGGAACCCTGATCCTTGGCAACAACGAGAACTACATCCTTCGAAACCTAATAAATGACGAAGAGAAAATCAAGAAAAAAGAAGTAAAGTATACGATGAAATGCCTTAGAAAACTTCCTTTGGCTGAGCGTGTGGCGTATGTCGGGATGCTGTCTAACGCTCCGACTCACCTTGAGTTAGACGGGAAGTATAGGCTCGCCCATGCCTACTACCCTCACGAAAACATTACCGTATCCCGTAACCAAATCATTAACGGACCAGGGTACCTATGGTTTAGAGATGAGGATCTGGCCACTCAGCACAACATTGCCCCTCACCCCTACCAATACTATTTCGGGCACTACGGCCTGCCCTATCGCCGTCAGAACGTCAATGTCATTGACGCAACTTCAGTCGAGGCGGTCGGGGTGTACTACACCGATACGGACGAGTTCGTGGTACAATACTAGGGACCGCCTTGGACTCCATGCCCCATCTGAACCCCCTTGGCTATTCAGTCCTTTCTCCCAAAATGACTGAGAAGGCTTTTGGCACCAAAGCCGTACAAGAGTATAGCCCGGACATTTCATCCATCCCATACATCATGGACGAGATGGAGAAGTTTGGTGTCGAGTTTCCCATCAAAAACCCTGAAACTTTTACAAATTTGCCAGAGTTTTATCTACCCACTCTTGAAGGAGATACTATTGCCAAGCATTTTGACAATATTAGTAAGGATATATTGGGGGACAAAGTACGTTTAATGAAAAAATTTGCAAATACCAATATCCCAAACCCTCCGGGAGGAATTGATTTGGTCTATACCCCTGGCTGGACCAGGTATCGTTGGGAGTGGATTAATGAGTATAAGGTTAAATGGGTACTAGAGCACTCTGAAAAAGGTTTAGACTCTGTACCTATCACCATCTTTGACTGTGAAACCTTTGTCAAAGGTACTGCGTTTGGACACCCCATATTGGCTACTGCTGTGTCGTTTGACTCATATTGGGTTTGGATGCACGAAAGTTTTGTAAACCCAGAGAGAGAGTACGTACCTCAGTTAGTCCCTCTCGGTACTACAAATACTCTTCTAATCGCCCATAACGTTGCGTTTGATAGACAACGAACTAAGGAGGCTTATTATCTTCGACACGACCCATTCCACCCTACCGAACCATTTGGTAATCTGTGGTTTGACACCATGTCTGCCCACATCAATGTAAGCGGGCTTGCATCTGAACAGCGTTTTATGTTTACACAGGATGATAAATCCTTTAAAGGGGTAACAAAACCCAGTTGGGTTGATAAAGGGTCGATGAACAACCTAATTGATGCCTACAATTTTCATTGTCAACCTGTCGAACCACTCAAAAAAGATGCAAAGGATACTAGGAATCTCTTTGTGGTAGCGAACTCAATGAGTGATTTTGAGCCTGATCAGGAGAGGCTTGTAGAGTACGCATTAAAAGATGTCAAGATTACCTTTGATCTGTACTCAATCGTATCACTTAAATATTTACAATCTAACCCATCACTTACTACTCTTTATGGACATTTTTCCATCAGCAGCACCATACTACCAGTGGTAGATAATTGGTATGAGTGGGTTGATGGATGTGAAAAGATCTGGAAAGAAAGCTTGGAAAGGCAAGACAAACTGTTAAGTGAGCTTGCTGAGCAGTTGCTAGAAGATTGGAAAAAGGACGAGGTCGATGTGGAGTCTGATCCCTGGTTGTCTCAGTTAGATTGGAGTGCCAATTACGATTTAAAGAAAGATGGAAAGCCTAAGAGCTGCTGGTATGGTATTCCTGTCTGGTACAGGAAAAACGCAAGAAATGATAAAGAGTTGGGACGTATAGTGCTTAAACCTATCACTACTAAAAGTAGGCTTAGTCATATCCTTTTGCGTTTAAAGTGGGACAATCAGCCAATTGTCTATGATTCTGATATGGGGTGGACCTACTGGAATAAGGAAAAATCAGAATATGAACGTCTACCACATCCGTCCGGCAATGAAGAAAATGTAGGAGGTGTACTAAGTAAAGACTTTTTACCATATTTTGAGTCTGGGATATTGTCTAGCGATTTACCCCAAGCCCAAGAGTTGATTCAGCTTGCAGTTAAGGTTAGTTACTGGACATCAGTAAGGTCAAGAGTACTCGAGCAGTGTCCAATTCCTGCTTTAGATGATCCAAATACAATGGTGATTGTACCTGCTGCAGTAAGTCACAACACTGCATCTAATCGAAGTGGCGAAGCGCTTTGGTTAACTGTTCCATCTACTACCTATTCTAAAATAGGCACGGAGATAAAATCTCGTGTTCAAGTTAAATCACCATATGTATTCGTAAACGCTGACTATGATTCACAAGAAGCAGTTATAGCTTCATGTTACGGGGATAATGTACATAAAATTGCAGGTAGCACTCAATTTGGACACGCTGTTCTTGCAGGAACTAAAGAGGATGGATCAGATTTGCATAGTGTAACCGCTAAGAAAATAGGTATTTCTAGAGGAGTTGCTAAAGCAGCAGGCTATGGGATGCTTTTTGGGGCTGGAAAAAATACACTGGCTTCCACTATTAGGCGTGGAAACAAATCCCTTTCCGTAAAAGAAGCCCAAGAACTAGCTAAAAAACTGATAGAAGCAAAGAAAGGAAAAAGAATTAACTACAATTCTCCAAACTTATATGGAGGCTCTGATTCTTCTGTGTACAACTTTATGTACAAAGTAGCAAACACTCCTGTACCACTAAACCCACTATCAGGTACTAAAATGTCTACAGCATTTCGCCCTGAATCTGCGGGTTCAGATTTCTCTGTTATGAGGGCTAATTGGTCTATTCAAAGTACAGGGACAGCCCTATTACACGCATTTCTAACAGGGATGAATTATTTACTCAAGAAGTACAAAATTCAGGCCCGTTTTAGCATGTCAATTCATGACTCAATTTTGTACTTGTGTAAAGAGGAGGATGCTAAAATGGTTGCCGCATTATACCAGGTAGCTCACTTATGGTCATGGTCTTGGCTCAGGTATAACCTCGGAGTTATCGATATGCCAATGAGCAACGCATGGCTTAGTAGTGTTGAAATTGACAAGTATTTTAGGAAGTGCGCGACTGAGAGTATTGTGACTATTTCCCAGCCGGTTGAAGCTCCTCACGGAGAAGCTTACAACATTACAGGACTGGTGGACACTTTGAACAAGCTGTCAAACGGGTAAACTTTTTACAGTCCCCTTTCCCCCTTATCCCTCCACTTGTGCTATAATTGCAAGTATCTAGTGGAGGGAACCCGTGCCAAAACGTCTAACCGAAGTTGAATACGACCAAAAAATAGCAGTATACGGGAAAGCCTTAAGGATAGAATCCTATAAAAATACTAGGACAAAAATACTTCATAAGTGCTTAATTCACGGTACTTATAGTCTTGCTATACCTATGAATTTAATTGCAGGTCAAGGGTTGAACTGTTGCGGTGCATCAAATCTGTCCAGAATAATTGCCAGAGACATGTACGATGAAAAAATTAAAAAATTTGGCAGAGTAATCAGAGTAGGAGAATACATTAATGCTTATGAAAAAATACTTCATGAATGTCTAGAGCATGGCCAAATACATATGGCCAAACCTCATAATATTTTAAATGGTAGTGGTTTAGCTTGTTGCAAAAATCCTCTTACAGATAGTATAAAGGAACTAATATTGAAAGAACAAAATACAAATAATAGCAAATATATTGACACTTGTGTCTATATTTTTAAAATGTCTAATTATCCTGACCATTTAAAATTAGGAATTAGCAAAAAAATTCATGATAGAAGCAGAGACCCAGAGTATGGAGAATTTATTTCATCTTGGCATACAAATTCCCGATTAGAGGCTTATTGTGTTGAACAAGCTTCGTTACATGACTGTCTTCTGCCATCTTCATGTCCAGAAAAACTCCGTTCTATTAACTGGCCCGGTTACACCGAAATAATCCTGTGTTCTGAACAGACAGCCATAGACGTAGTGCAGTACTATTGGGATTTAGTCCAAGAACTAGGACCCTACCAGTTTATTTTGAACTACTTAAATCCCACTGAAGATGAACAGAAGCTCTGCTTGAAGGCGCTAAGCGCGCCTAACCCCCTTCAAACCGTGCTACAATGACCTCAAGGCGGGCTTCGACACCCCCCTAATCGACCCGCTTTCCAGATCCGTCTGTCTTGTTGGTCGTCGCACATGGTTTCTGACAGGGGTAAACGGGGGCAACAATACTGTTGTCCTTACCCTGTCACCGTATTCCGTGTGTTGTCCTTTGCTCTAAGCACATGCTTAAATCTCTCGCTTTCGCACTTGCTACCTCGGTCTCGCTGGTTGCTGTTCCCCCGGCCCATGCAGCCTCTGGCTGCGGGGTTGCTTCCCATTATGGGGTTGGGGATGGTTTCGGGTGGCGGACGATGGCCAATGGCCGTCCTATGAACCCCTCAGCTATGATCACGGCTCACCCTTGGCTCCCTCTGGGCAGCCGAGTCCAAGTGACCAACCGCAGCAACGGAGCATCTGTTGTTGTTAAGGTTACGGACCGTGGCCCTTACGCTGGCGGTCGCATTCTGGATCTGTCCTACGGGGCATTTTCTCAAATCGCTAATCCGTCTCGAGGGGTAGCAAACGTGTGCTATACGAGAATTAGCTAACTTTAGCTAGGGAGGGGGAACAACAATTCCCCCTCTTTTCTTTTGCCTCAGAACTTTTCAATAACCGACCCTAGAAGGTATTTCATTGTGCGAGTATCAGTCATGAGTCCCTCCACAATGTTAAGGATGCCATACTCTTCAGCACTATCGGCGTCTTTGTGAAGTTTGTCAAGCGCTTCGCACAGCTCCTCAACAACCTTATACAGCTCCTCGACTAGTTCTTTGCCATTGGCCCAATCAATTTCAGGCACATCGTGGAAAATCTTGGCTGGAATCTCTACTCCGCTACCGCGAGCCTGCTCAGCCATCGGATCAATATGGCCGTCTGCCATTCCGTAGATTCTGGCAAACAGCTCATGATACTGGGGGAACTCCGGGCCAGTAATGTTCCAATGGGCGAGCTGTGCTGCACCGGACAGGTTGTGAAGTTTGGTTAGGACGTCAACGAAGGATTTTTCCATGGGGGATAGATGGGGAGAGGGGAGGGGACGGAACAGAACAGTTTTATGTCGCTGTCTGCTCATTATAGACGGGATTTAGTCCAACTTGCAAAGGCTGATAAGAGCTGGTTGCAGGGTCGGTATTTGGGACGGTTCCAGACGTATTACGCCAAAGGCCCCCCTCAATATTTAACTTAAACCACTCAGGTAGATCTTTACCGGACTTGATCCCCTCTTTGGTGCATTTCCACACATCAGTCAAGGTTCCGCTAATTACTTGAGACTGATCCACACTACCGTCATCGTTGATGGCGGTTAGTGGAATGAAGGCATAAGTCGCATTTCCATTAGTCCCATTGACGCATTGCACGGAAAGCTTGTCGCCTATCGCCCTTCCGCACCTCACATCCTCTACAACATATTTCTGAACCGTATCCGGACCGGTTGAACGTCTCCATACCGCGAGTCCAGTCTGACGCCCAGTAGGAGTCAGCAGACACTTCCTGACGGGCAAGAAGTCCTCCACCTTAATGGGATCGTAGGCAGCGCAAGGAGTCGAATAGAATCTTCCGTCTACCAGGTTCGCTGTAATGCTGTAGGTTTGCTCGTAGATGAATTGAGAAGCCTCCTTAGTGACCTGGACAAACTTCTCCGACTCCAGTTCGAATCCGGTTTGCCACTCGATCCCAGGGATTGGAGGGACCCAGCCCGTAACGGAATCCGCGATCAGGTCCAGAATCGGTAAACAGAAGGAGTGGCCCTCGCGCTGAGCCTGTTTCTGTACTAGAGTAATGGTGAAATTCATGGTCCGGTTCCGGACCGTGGGTATATAAGCCCCTTTAACGGTGTTGGCAGTACCTGAAGAGGTGAATGAGACGATAATCATTGCCTGTTCGGCAACGCGACCCGACTCATCAAGCGATTCAGCCAGTCGAAGGACTACCGCACTTTGGCCAAGAGCTTCATGGACCCTCTTATGTAACTGATTTTCTATCTCAAGTAACATGCGGCACTCCTCCGCTAAGCTTTCAACAAAGTTTCGAGATTCCGTTGAAAGCACAATCTAACAAACCTTCTTCTATGGAAAAAATCTACTGGTCAAATCACCTCGACAACGAGTACCGCTGCTACGTGCTGGAGCAGACGGACACCTACGGCTACCTTCGAATGGAGCGTATTGATGATGGTGCTCGGGTACTTGACGTAGAGGTTCCCATCTCGAAATATTTCCGCGAGCAGGACATTGTCCGCTGGGGGGACATGTGCATCTATACGGCTTACAATCTCAGAAAGAAAAAAGATGCTTGATGATCGGATTGCCGAGCAGGTCAGGGCCGTTGCCTTGACCTCCGAGTCCCGTAGGCGCATTGGGTGTGTGCTTCTGAGGCGTGGCAGAGTCGCCATCAGTTCAACCAATGTGGAAGGAAAAACGCACCCTACTCAGGCTCGCCTAGCGACCATGGCCGGAGAACCTTACCGTACATCTCTGCACGCGGAGATTAGAGCCCTCCTTAAGGAGGGGGCGAGCAAATGCGATACTTTGGTGGTTGGCAGAGTCAATAAAAAGGGGGAATTTTGTATGTCAAAACCCTGTCCGGTGTGCCAACTTGCAATCTCTCAGTCAAATATCCGGACTGTTATTTACTCTACGCAAGATGGGGGCTGGTCAAAACTCCCCACCGGAGATGAAGTCGATTAGTTCCCAAAAGCCCGTGGTGTAGTTGTAGTACAGGAGGTCACCGGGCTGGGGGGATCGAGTAAAATTCACATCGGCCAGGTCACGCAGCTTCCTTGTGGCTTCCAGATTGATGATGTATTGGCGGAGTTCGCTCGCCGTTTGTTTGTACGGGGTGGAGTCTGGAAAGACTCCAAAAGAGGTTAAGTTGAGGCCGTATAACCCACTGTTATTATAATCGCATCCGGACCCCGCCGGATTCGGCATAATCGTAAGAAGACCAGCCCCACCAGGCTGAGCCGGATTGAATGGGTCATACCCGTAGGGCTGGTTTAGTGACATTGCCGATCAGTAGTATATACTTCTAAATGGCTTTCAACTGAGGTGTCACATGATCTCCTCTGTTATTGTCCCGTCTTTGGACATAGACCTCACAATTAGCGTCATTTTAACTAGAGACTGATTGTCATCCTCATAAGGGTCTTGTTTGATTTGAGCCGGACCCTTAAATTTTTGTTCGAGGAGTTTAAAAGAAAAAACCCCGTAACGTTCAGGATCGAGAGACTTTAAGTATTCCATTCTTTGTTCTCTTTCTTCTGGCGACCTGAAAATTTCAACTCCGTTGTAATCCCAAGATGTCGGACTAAGGCTAAATTGGCTAAACTGGAGGAGATAGAGGACGTCATCCATTGGAGGAGGGAGCCTGTTTACCCTTCCAGTCTATCAGAACGTGTTCTCCTCCTGGAGCCCCCCGTCATAGGTCGTCATGTTGCCGCTGGCATCCTTGACAGTCAGCACATCCCCTCCTTCAGGACTGACGGCATCTTGGGTGTCAGAGAAGGAGGCCAGGTCTCTTGTCGTCTCCAGCTCATCAAATACGCGATTAACGGCCAAAGCACTGTCCCCAATAACTACCGGCTTTTTGCGCTCAAGAGAACCATTAGCTTCCCGTACAGTGACCCCATCAATAACCACAGCGCCTTTGCGTTTGTAGGGATTCCAGCGATTATTGGTACCCCAGCGCATCTCCCACCGGGCAAGTGAGGTGTCTGTGAAGGCCCTATCTCTCTGAACGCTAGAAAATGTCATTGCGCAGGCACTATCCCAATACCGATATGCCTCTTGCCACTTGAAGCCGGTGCCAGGAGAGGCTTTAGCAGCCCAAATGTCAAGCTGCTTCAGTGCCGCTTCCGCCGCATCGACAACCTGTTGCCGGGGCCTTAGAGAATCCAGATAATATCTCGCCAATATAGCCTGGGTACGCCGATAAGAGCCGGCAATCAAGATCTTACCCTGAGGCGTAGCAGTAGCAATATAGTTAGAAATCAGAACGGCCGCGTCATTCAAAGCTAATTGAATCCGCTCGTAGTTAATAGTATTTGCAGTCGGATCTTCTAGGCGTGACAGTTCTAGGGCCTCATTGAACCCAAAAATATCAATAAAGTAATTGACCGTGGCAGGGTTGCAGTTGTTTGCAACTCCGTGGGAGTCAGGGGGTGGGCTGTATGGGGCCATGGGTGGGTCTTTCTGTAGGGCTTTCAACTTAGGGTGAGTTGTGCTATTATGGGGAAGTAGTGTTGACTTCGGATTATGACGTATTCTGATGACAATTTTGTTGTTTATGCTTACGTTCGCAAAGGTCCTGACCGCTTTGGGAGAATAGGCACATATTACTATATCGGAAAAGGGAGGCCTAATCGGCCATACATGTGCGGAAAAGGCAATAGAGTTGTTAAGTGCCCTAAAGACAAGAAAAATAATATACTAATTTTACACTCTAATTTGAGCGAAAAAACCGCTTTTGAGTACGAGAAAAAATTGATTGCATTTTATGGAAGAATTGGAACATGTCCTGAATGGGGAATATTAAGAAATATGACTGATGGGGGAGAAGGTTGTTCAGGTTTAATTCACTCAGAAAGCACAAAAAAGAAGATGTCTGAAGATAGAAAGGGAGAGAAAAATTCCTTCTTTAATAAGAAGCACTCCGAGAAAGTGAAAAGCAAAAGGAGAGTTTATTTTAATCTGTACCATCCTGATTACGGTGAGTTCAAAAATACTTACTTCGATGAGATGAGGCAAAAATTTCCGGGCATTTTTATCAATAGATCAAAAGTTTTAGACCTGGCTAGGGGCAGAATAAATTTTTATAAGGGATGGATTTTACTTGAGAACAAAAACGCACTCCTTTTGGCTAAAAAAAACCCACTAAAGAATTATTTTACATGGGTTCATAAAGAGTATGGAACTTATAGAAATATTTCGGTACCAGATTTATGCGATAAATTTCCCGAATTAAAATTAGTAAAATCATCCCTTTATTTAGTGTCAAATAAAAAGCAAAAAAGCCACAAGGGATGGACAATAGTTGAATCTCCGGATTCAACACAAAGGGGGAAAAGAGGTAAAACATACAACTGGAACCATGCCACTTATGGGTCCTATACTCTAAGCATCTCCTCTTTAATCAGAAAATTTAAAGACCAAAACTTGCAACCCTCTTGCCTATCGATGGTAGTAAACAAAAAAGCAAATCACCACAAAGGGTGGAGAGTTTTGTAATAAAAAAAAGCCCGCCTATTTGGCGGGCTACTTACTATTGGTAACTTAGTTGTTACTATCAAAGGGTGCCGACAGGGTTCAAGAAAACAGCGCCTGAACCTACACGGCCGGTCTCCCCCATACCAACTAACTCAAATGACCTTTCGACTAAAATGTCACCTTCAAATACTCTCCGGTCTACATTAAAACGTTCCGGAGTTGCAATAGGATAACCCGAAAGGCTATATGTATACGCAAACGCAGGGGTTCCGTAATTGGCATCTAGCGCGGGAGTAAAACCATCAGTAGCACCACTAGGGTGATAGAAGAGAATAGCTACATTGTTATAGATATTCTCTAGCTTACCAGTCTCCTGATTAAGCTTTAGACGACGTGCAACACGAATTTCGTCTAGGCCAAAAATCTCAGCCAATGACTTCTCATTAACAAGAATGCCGCGCTGCATAAAATCACGGATTCTTTTGTTGCGTTTTAGAGCATTGAAAGCGTCAGGTGAAAGAACCATCTTGTTTGGGTAAACAGAGGATTGTCTACGTACCTGTTCTTTCATTGCATCCATCAGTACTTCCACATCGGAAGTCGGGCTATTGAACTGATCCGCACCACCATTATAGGTAGCAAGATCAAGAACATTACCGGACTCGTACTGAGTAATGTCTTGTACCTTGGCGGCCACTTGCACTTCCCAGCTCTGCATGAGACGGTTAGCAGCATCTTTGGCCGCATAGGCACGAAGATCAATAGCAGCGGCGCCGTTTTTAGCCTCCGCAGCTACTTCCTCAGCGATACTCCAGCTAATAGCTTCTTGACGAAGCGCAAAGCTCCGAGTACCGAACTCGTTCGAAACCTTCTGGATGTTTGAACCAGGAGAACGAAGGAATGACTGGGCAGCAAAAGCTTCCTTGCCGAATACCAGAGTACGGCCAGCACGAACATTCATGCTAACTGCAGGGGCAAAAAATGTAGCAACCCCTTCCGCATTCTTATATCCTTGAGCAATTTGCGTAAGGATTGGGTCAATAACTCTGACCTGATCTAGATTCATCATAGTAAATTACTCTCCTAAAATCAGGAACCAGACTCATTACCGAGCTTGATGCGGATATACTGACCAGCGCCAGCAGTAGAAATCACATCAAGAGCACGACCAACAACCGTACCAGTGCCAGCAGTACTGGAGCCTAGACCATTGTTACCGGCATAAACAGCATCGTCAACAGCAAAAGTTGAACCGCTATCGACTTCAAGAACTGCGACGCCAGTGGTGACTACGCTGAGCAGACCCTGGTAAGGGAATACGCCAGGCTTGCCGGGGGTAGTGGAAGGATTGCTCTTACCGTCATAGGTGCCAGGCCAAATGTAAGCGGTAGCGCCACTGATAGCCTGAGCAGGAGCGGGGAGAACATTCGCAGCAGTGTCGCTAGTCCGAGTCATGACCCGGAAAAGTTGAGCACCCACTTTGATGGTATCGCCAACGTTCAGTTGAGGATCAAAGTTGGTACCGGAGCCGGTTACGACGCCAGAGGTGCTGATAGCCAAGGTACCCGTTAGGGCAACCATATCGGCATCAACTACACTGTAGCCCTTGTCGGTCAGTTCACCCTGACCATAAACCTTGTAAATGCTTACACCGGCGGCATAACCACCACCAGAAGCATAAGCACCAGACCGCTTTACGAGGCGGTAGCGTTCGACTCCATTAGCGAGAGCAGTAGCGTCAGTGACAGTTACAGTCTCGACATACTGGTGATCGAACGACATGTAGCGAGGATCTTTCGCCATGTATTCAAATCTCCGTAGGGGAAAATGTCAATAAAAAAAAAGCTTAGACAGTTGCATGTAACCGGAACAGATAGTCTCGCTATCTGCGAGGGGAGGCAAAACCTCCCCCCTTGTTACACGTCAAGCTGTAAAGCTTTCAACTATTCAGCGTCGGAAACTACAAGCCTCAAGGCGGACATATAATCGACGCCATTTGCCTCAGAATATTCTACGGCTTTGGCGTGAATTTCCGCATTGCGCTCGTCAAACACATACCCGTCAGCGTTGGGGCGGGGAGCCTTAGGCTTCTTCGGAGCGGAAGCAGGAGTAGCAACTTCACTAAAGGTGACCATGGCCGGAAGATTAGCCAGTACGCCCTTCATAAAGTCAAACTGGGAAGACTTGCCAGACTCACTAAAATTGACAGTGTTTTTGGCGTTCAGGGTCTCCATAAACCGGACCAAATCCCCAGCAGGAACAACGGCCTCAGTCAGCTTACCATCATCGTAAAGCTTCTCACAGAAGTCGCTAATTTCCTTTTGACGCATCAGGCGCTTCTGAGCAGCCAGCTCCTCTTCAAGTTGGGCAACCTTTTCTGCAAGCGGATCAGGCTCAGAGAAGGAGGCGGTAGAGTCCTCTGACTCTGATTCACCATAGCCCATATAACCCTCACCCATCTCTTCCGACTCACCGGAATTAGCGAGCTGGTAGAGGGCCATAATGAGCTGCTCCTCGGTATATTTGGAGGCGAGATCAGAGGCAACCGCTTCGTCATCTTCGCCGGACACATCGTCCACATCCATATCGGAGCCTTCGTCTTCCTGCTCACCTTCCG